GTTTTTTTAACTCTCGTTATCTGAAAACCAAATAGTTCAGCCATAATATTTTCCTCTATTAATATTAATAATATTTATACCAATATTAAGTAGTTGTATTTGTATCAAAGTACTGATAACTAAATGTTACATCAAAAGTCTCAATTGCATTATTAGTATCATATGCTAATGCAATAGCACTTATACTAATAGGATGAGCACCTCTTAATGTATAACTTTTAATTGTTGCACCGTTTCTGTCAAGTTGGTCAACAAAAGCGTCCACTTGATAATCAGCAGGATTTGTTAATCCTTCGTTATCAGACATGTTGTTGATACCATTTTGCCATCTTTCAAATGCATTTCTCAATTTAAAGTCTGTGTCATTCATTACAGTAATTGACCAATCAGCTATTGTTCTATCACCAGCAATTTTTATTTCTCTACCACGAAATGGTATAGTTACATTACCAATTGTCATTTCTGGTAAACTTGTTGCTTGGCATAAAAACGCTAGTTCTTCTATTTCACCACCTACTTGAGCGTAACCAGGAAAAGGCATTACTACCTTAAACTGATTGGCACGAGCGCCACCGCCTGATAGTTTTGCTTTAAAATCTGTTATACTTGCCATTTTTTAAATCTCCCTTATCCTGCGACTTCTTCAAATGCTACACCTGTTCTAGTTGCAACAAATTGAAGTTTAATGAAGTTGATTGAACGATTAGGTTTGACAAATATTTCTGCCACAAATTCGTTTCTATCTACTACATCGCCTGTGTTATTTGTATTATCACAAACTACTAAGAAGTCTGTAATACCCCTACGCCCTTGTACTTCTCTTAGAAACGGTTCAACGATTGCTCTAAAGTTAGCTCTTGTAAATTCATCATTAAACTCAAAGAGTTGGAATTTAGAAGCAGTTGAAATCGCTTTTTCTAATGTAATAAATAATCTTCTTACATTAATTCTATCAAAAGCACTTGGTGATGATAATGCTGTTTTATCTCCAAACAGAACAGTTCCTTGTCCTGGGAAAGTACAAACAGGATTAACTCGTTTCATGTATAACTCATCTCTTTGAGATTTATTGGGATTGAAAGCAAGTTTAACTACACCTCTTACAACACCTCTGTTGTAACCAGCAGGTGAGAACCAAGAATCTGCTACTAAGTCAGTTCTTGCTGATAAACCAGCCATATCTCCATTCAAAGGAACGAATCTATATACATCACTATATTTGTCATACATATATTTGTAACCACTATCAAACACAGCATAAGATGATGAACTTCTAGAAGAATAAAAATCTAGAACATTATCTTTTTGTGTTTCAGAGTTTGATATATTTACTACATCTGCTCTTTCTGGTGAAATAAAAACAACAGCGTCTTTTCTATTTTCAGCAATTGTTATTAGGTTTTCAGCATGTGTGCCATCACCTGAACCAGCAATGATTAATCCAACATCAACTGTATCTGAATCTTGGAATTTTTCATAAGCAGTTTTCTTTTGTCCTGTTGTTACACTTGAACCATCAGCACCACCAGATAGTGATTCTAATGTTGGTGTATTAACAGCTGTAAATGTAGTACCAGCAGAAGTTGAGCCCCAATTACTTCCTGAAGTATTATGGTCCATCCAATAAACATATTGTGATTTTGCATAAATTACATCTGAATAATAATTAGTATCGCCTTGTGGTGATTTAGCGTCAGAAGCTTTAGATAACTTTTCATAAGTTTCTAAAACTGAGCCAGGAACTCCTGTAACTCCACCATCTTCATCCACAACGACAACATGAATTTCATCGCCGGAACCTGAACGGTCAGAAACATAAGGTGAAGTACCAGGAGCAGTTCCTACTGAATCATAGTATCTCCATCTTCTTCTAATATTTCCGCCATCGGTTAAAGTTGTTTGTAAACCACCACTTCCACTTTCTTTTTGCACGATAGTAATATCGTTTGTAGAAATGCCGGTTATTCTATATTGATGTCCGTCATCATAGTCATTAGTTGCAGCTGTTGTTGAAAAAGATATAATATCTCCTACATTTAAAGCAGCTCCAGATGTTACAGTAACAGTTGTATCTCCAACAGATGTTGAAGCGTCATTAACTGTTGTTGCACCTTCAGCTTCATAAGCAGTTGCACTAGGACATGTGGACACAAGTAAATTATTTCCCCACGCACCAGCAGTTCTAGCCGCAAAAGTTCCGACAACGCCAGAACCATCAGCATAGTTATCCTGATAGTGTGTAGTATTCTTAATCTGTATACCACTTCCTGATGTAGAAGCGTTTACAAGATTAGTCTGTGAAGCTCGTACTACTCTTAATGAGTTAGAGTATTGTAAAAAGTTAGCAGCTGAAAAAAAGTCTTCAAAGTTACTTGAATCAGGTTTTCCAAATGTTTCTACTAAATCGTTTTCACTAGATATACTTACTATTTCATCTAATGGGCCTTGACGAAATTCGCCAGCAATAGCACCAATAGAGGTAGAAACAGCAGGAATAATCCTAGTTAAATCTCTTTCTTGTACGAGAACACCAGGTGATACTTGAAATGCCATAAGGTTATTCTCCGTTAATTTAATATTAAATTAGTGACCATAGTTGTATTATTCATACCCCATATATAAAAATTTTCACTGCTTCTATTTATAATACTAGTAAAGTCTAAACCTTATTCACCCTTACGAACCACAGGATGCCATACTGTGCCATACATGTCTACTTCAGTTTCTTCACCTGGTTTTGTTATGCCATCATCTACAAAACCAAAGGGTGCCATGTCTTGTTCTATGAGATTTTGTTGTTCAACATATAGTTGATTTCTGATATTTGAATCTGTTAATTCTTTAAAATAGTCTTGATTAGATAGCCAACCAAATATGACTAAACACATCATTAAGTCATCATTACTTCCGTCTTCTGCCTGCCATGATGTTCCTCTTTTTGAGAATGTGGACATTTCTTCTATGATATTAAAATCGTTTACAATAATTTTATCTGATTCTATCAATGTCTTAATATTAGAACATCCTAGTTTCTTAATAGATTTTGTCATTCTTACACCGAGAGATGACCCTCTTCCTGAAAAACCAGAACCCAATATTTGTCCTGCACGACCTCTTTGAGTTGTCATTAATAAGTTTTCATATTCACATTCATATTGTAATGTATCTGATATCTGTTGTCCTAAATCATTTACTTCTACTAATACATGTGCCTTGTTATACCCATTACATACTTGTTGTATGATATTCGGAAAAACAAATGGTTTAACTTCATTGTTTCTATATTTTGCCACAACACGATAAGGAACTTGTGAACAATCAAATATAACAAATGCTGAATAGTCATTAGTCGTACCCCTTGCAACATCAACAGTACATACATATGTTTTATCTTTTGATGGTTTTTCATACATATCTAAACCACCTTTTGATTCTAATGGTGTTTGATGAGGCATAGTTTTAATTTTTGTTGGGGATATTAAAGTATCAACAGAACCTAAGAAATCACATTCAAACTCTTGTTGAAACTGTTCAGCAGAAGTGTTTCGTATTGTTTCTTCTTTCCATTTTTCATCACGACCTGGCACTTCAGACCAATGTACTTCTATTGGAATATAATTATTAGTTTTGTTTTGAGCGTCTACCCACAGTTTATAAAACATATTCATACCATGAGGTGTAGATACAATTATCATCTTAGTTTTTTGTCCAGAAGATATTGTAGGATATACAGATGAGAAAAACTGTTCAGCAATATTTGCCGGTACAAACGCAAACTCATCTAAGAATATGATGTTGTATGAACCACCACGAATTGCACTTGATGATGTTGAGGCAGCCACAATACTAGATTTATTTTCTAATTCTATAGAACCTTTATTCCAATTTATAACACCTTGTTGTAACCATTTAGGCAAATTTTCATATGCAAGTTGTAAACGACCAAGTATATCTCTCGCTGTAGATGATTTGTTTGCTAGTATAGCAATGTTACAGTTTGGGTTAAAAAGTGCATAATGGAGTAAATAAGATACAATGGTAGTTGATTTACCAGACTGTCTAGGTAACTTACATATTGTAAATCTTTCATCATGCATAGTCTGTACCATTTCTTCCTGAAATCCATACATTTTAAATGGTACAAGACCTTCATCTAATGATACAATTTGTACATAATTTTTAATAAAGTATAGAGGGTCTTCTTCGCATTTACGAAATTCTAGAACCTGGTCTTTAGTAAACTCTACAGATGTATTTACTTTTTTTAAATTAGGATTTCCTAAATAAGCGTCAGACATATATACCCTCTATGTGTGTGTAACCTAGTTGTAAAGCAGTAGTAACTCTTTGACTACCTTTTATTACTTTTAATAAATTTTTTTTGTATTCTTTACCCAATGCACCAAATGTTCCTTGATTTGTACATTGATGTACTTCAATTGGGTTTATCATTTCTTTACCATTTAATATATCTTCTAAAACAAATCCGTGTTTAACAAATGCTAAATCACTTATCTGAAATATCTCTATGTTTGGTATTGATGACTTTGCTCTTAGTATTTTCATCTTTCTTTAACATCTTCTGTAATTCAGCAGTTGAACCTACAAACAAAGCATTTTGAATTTTAGTATCAGCACTTTTAGGTAATTCTTTTAAATCTTTTAATTTTTTATTTAAATCTTGTAATTTATCAACAGTATCACCTACACTTTTTATTAACTGACCTGCTACTTCATATGCTCTTGGATGTTCTCCTTCTTTTGCAACAGAAAGTATACCATCTATTGCCTCTTGACCTTTTTGTATTAAATCGTAATACGCCTCTCTAGAATAATCATGGTCATTATCTACATCTGTTTCTTTGTCTTCTTTTCTAATGACAGCAGGTGGCTTAGATTCTGGTTTAGAATCTTCAGTTTCTACTCCTAGATATTTATTTATTATATCATCTGTTGCCATTTAACTATTTATCTTTTTAGTATAACTAGGCATGCCAAGACCTAATCTTCTATCAAATTTATCTTCTTCATTTACATCTTTTGTTTGTCTATAATGAGTAAAGACTTGAGCACACTCACCTTCCATCAATGGCTCTCTCCAATGTTCACAATCTTTTCCTGTGTATATCATACAATCACCTGGTTCCAATAAAACTTCTACACCATTTTCACCTCCAGCAATATATTTTTCATTACCTTTTTTTGTTGTTTCATAGTAACCATTTTTAGGATTAGGGTCTATGTAAATCGGCCAAGGAGTTCCACCTAAATTTATTGTTCCTGAAATTTCACAAGAACCTCTATCTTTATGTCTTTTCAATTCAGATGTTTCTGAATATATTCTCCAATAAGTATACATTTCAGATAGTTCCAAATCTGTTTCTTTTTCTATTCTTGATTTTAAATCCAACATCATATTATCAAACAAAACATCACCATACATGTTAAAGGTATTTCGTGTTTGACGGTCACCTTCCCAACCATAGTCATCAGTAAAAGGATTAATAAAACCATGTCTTTTTAAGGTAGCATAAACATCACGCCTTCTATAAACATAATTATAATAAACTTCTGTTAATTCTTTTGATAATATATTTTTAATTACTACATATTTTTTTTCTAATAAATTACTCATTTAAACGATTCTCCTAATGACCACATAACTAAAGAATATCTTGTTCCCTTTGTTATTGTTTCTACTTTATGCCAAAGATAACTTGGAAATATTATTATTGACCCTTGTGTTCTAAATTCTTTAGGTGATTCAATAATTGTATCTTCTTTCATTGAATCAAGACCTCTTAGATTAAATCTAAATTTTCCACCTTCATAGTCTTTTGGATTTGATAGTTGTACTATCATAGACAATTTTCTCATTAAATTTGTTCGGTTATCTACTACAACATCATTGTGCCAATTGTAATGTCCATTAGGAAGATATTTTGTAAATTGAACAGCCTCATAATCGCTAATATTAAAATTCCATCCTTCAGATGAGTTATTTGCATGTGATACAATTGGTTTTAATAGTGTATATATCCAAGGAGTTTTAATCCAAGATGTTTTACTATTTCTTATATTATCTGAATGATATCTTTTTTCATCATCATCTAGAAGTGAATAAGTTGAACCTGTAACACCTTCACTAGGATTTAATGAGTTTCCATATTTTATAATTTCTTCACATGTGTGAGATTGTATTCCACCCTCTTGGAAGAAAAACCATTGGTCTAATAACATAATAAAATCACCGGTTAATTATATAGAATTATTTATATACTTTATTTTTTAGGATATTTTAACTCTCTAAGTTCATCTTTTAATTCTTTAATTGCCTGTATTAATAGACCGTGTATAGCGTCATACTCTACAGTTTTATATTGTTCTCCGTCTATTAATGAAAGTTTTTTCTCTTTTACTGCCTCTGGTAAAATTTTTTCTAATTCTTGTGCAATAATACCAGCAGACTTCTGTCCATTGTGTCTTGTAAATGTAACACCTCTGACTTCATCAATCTTATCTAGTGCATTAGGTATAACTTCAATGTCTGATTTCAATGCAACATCTGATACAGTTGTTGAGAAACCTATAACATCACCATCTACATGTAAATCTCCATCTGATTCAATTCTAACTTTATCTGTACCACCTATTTTAATATCTACTTGGTCATCGGTGTCTGCCGTTATACTGGTATCAGCGTCAGCGTCTAGAATTAATTCTGTGCCATTTAGGTCTTGAAATCTTGATTTATCTCTTGCTCTTGTCATTTACTTAGTTCCTCTACAATATTTATACATCTGTATCTGTATCTGGGTTATATTTCTTAGAATCTTCAAAAAATTCTATATCTGTTGTAAACCCAAAATCATCATCAGCGTCTGCGTTTGTAGGATTAGGGGTTGTTGTAACTCTTTCTGTTCTTGCTTTATTTGTTGTATCTGTATCATCATACAAGTCAATCTTAACTTCTTTAATAGTTTTACTTGTATTATCAGGACCAAATAGATAAGTTTTAGCAGTAAAGTTTAAAGTATAAATAACTGCTCTTCTTGTTGTGTAACTACCATCATAAGTATCTTCATAATTAATACTATTTAAAACTATAGGCACATCTCTTTTAATGTTTAATTCTGGTACTGCATTTACTGTTACTGTATAGTCTGGTTGAAAGAATGGTATTATTTGTTCTACTATCTGAAGACCAGCTTCAGCACTTGCTGTAAATGAATATAAAGAAAAATTTAAATTATACGGAACAGGTGTATAATTAAAATTCATCACTTTGCCATCTACACTAGATTTTACAGTTTTGTATTTTTGTACTCTTGTAAGTTTTCTTTCACCATCATATGATAGACCTGTTATCTCAAAAGATAACTTAGGCAAAGTAACTGCAAATTGTCTATCAGATAAATTGGGTTGTTGTTCTAGTCTTGTTAGAAACTTTTCTTTAGGTGCATATGCCAAAGGCACACGAATAGATTGTACTACATTACCATTTGAATCCCTTCTTTTGATTTGAATGTTATTAAAAATTTGACCAAACGCAATAGTCATTCTTCTCATTGTCTGATTGTAAAAATAACCTCCGAACATTAAAAGTCTACCTCACCAAATGGATTTCGTTCTGTAAAGTCTAGTATATCATCACCCACACTTGCTGTATCAAAACCTGCCTCACTATCTAAATCAATATTATTTGCATAAGGTGAT